CATCAATATTAGAAATGTTTATATTGATAAAATCTGGATGAGGTTTGATTTCTTGAAAATGTTGTATTTCCATCACAACTTCTTCATTTTCCGAAATAAATTTGTAAATCATAATAAAAAAATTAAATAAAAAAACCCGACCATTTTACTTGCGGCTTCCACGTCGCTTTCAAATAATCGGGTAATAATTCGTTTTCAGTTACTATATTGTGGAAGCGTAACTTTCGCAAATATACGTTTTATTTAAATGCCATGTATTCGTCAATTATTTTTTTCGTGTCTTCAAACCCAACTGAAAAAGTTGCGTAATATCCAAGTCTATTCAACTGGTCAATAGTGTGTTGTTGATTTGCCAAATGTTCCGATTTCAAAAGACAACCGTCTTTCTTAAAAGGTGATTTTGCTTTCAACTCAATGAACAAACCGCTGAATCGATTATTCGGTTTCAGAATCAAAATATCGGGACAATGAAAACCGCGTTTCTGAATTGAAGAATTCCTGACACGTTGCGGAATTGTCAAATGTAAATTCGCAATCGTGTCGCTCAAATACAAAACTTCTTTATACTGGATATTCAAGTAGTTGCACACAGCCTTTTGAAGTTCAAATTCAGGTTGATTTTTCATTTCTTTTTCATTACAAAAATCGTGAAACGTTTGCTTTGGTGATTGTGTCCGACAAAATGTTCAAATTGTTTTCCGTTAATCGCGTTTTGGCTTGACGTAATATGTTGGACCGTTCCGAAGTGTTCAATTGAAAGCGTCGCGCATTTGTCCAAGCGTTCGCCATTTAAATATCCGACAATTTCGTAATCGTTCAAATCCATTCCGACTGGAATGTATTGAACTTGTGAAGGAATCTTTCTAAAACGTTCCTTTCTTTCAGGTGTAAAGATTGCTGTTTTTGTTGTCATTTTTAGTGATTTTAAAGTTTTGATTTGATTACTAAACAACGCTTTCCGTTGATTATTTCAACTCGATAATCGGATTCGTCAGGAATGATTTCGAACGTATATTCGTAAATTGATCCGGCTATTGCCTGACGTTCGTGCTTTTGGTGTTGTGAAGCCATTCCAAGAACCTTATTCAAAATGAATTTAAGTTCATTGAAAGAATTGAATTCAACTTCAAGCGTTACTTTCTTTCTCGGTTTTTGATTCATTGCTTCAGTTTAAAAATTTACTGATTTGCTGTTCCATAAGACGCAAAGTGTTCACCTCGTTTTTTGTATGGTCGTCAGTTGCGTAAAAAAATCTTTCTGTTCCAGCAACTATTTCGTCAATCTTTAATTTCATTGCGCTGTCATATCCTTCCAGCGCGTTGATTACTTTCTTCAAAGAGTGAACGCAAGTTGAATGGTCTTTGTTTCCAACAAATTGACCAGCGGCTTCAAAAGTTGATCCGGAAGCGTATTTGAATGCAATCAAAATTTGTCGCCATTGAACAACCTCTTTCTTTCTTGTTGTCATTCGAATTTCGGTCAACGTGAAAGGGCAAATTTTCAAAACGTTGTTCGGATCGAAACAATAGTTTTCAGGAAAGAATTCTCGCAACTTGTCAATATGAAACCGAGTTCGCAAGTCTTGCTTTTTTTCTGTGTTCATATTCAAAAAAGTTTTTGTTGTGCAACATGGTTTTTAATTCTATTAATAGCCTTTTTGTAATATTCCGTATCTAACTCACAAGCTGTTAATTCAAAACCGTAATCGTGACAAGCTATTGCTATGCTACCTGAACCAAGGTGCGTGTCAAGTATTTTATTGCCTTGCTTTGCGTATTTGTCTAAAAGCCATTTATATAGTTTAATAGGTTTTGTTGTTGGGTGAAATTTCTCTCCTTCCATTCCTATAAAACCGCTGTATGGAATAACGGCTTTTTTTAGCGATTGATTAAGCGAAGTCCAAGCCAATTCACCATCTGAAAAAAAACATCCTTCAGCTACGCATTTATCCCAAAAAATCCAACCCATAGAAATAGGTAAGTTTTCAGTAAAATAATTTGCACCCCAAATAATTTGATTTTTTGAAACTCTAAATAATTCATTAAAGTATTCTGCATTTGGGGCTTCGTTATCCCATTTTTTAATGCTTCGTTTCTTTGATTTAGTATTTTTTTTTCTACCTGCGTTCATATTAACATTAATACCATAAGGCGGATCAACAATAGCCAAATCAAAATACTTATCAGTATAACGAGCCATTAAAAGCATATTGTCTTCGTTGGTGATTGTTAAATTATTTATTTGCATATTATTGAAATCTTGCGTTTTGTACTTTCAAATAGTGTTCGACATTAAACGAACCGCCTTTGTCGTGTGAAAAGCTTTTTTCCTTCCACCAACGCGCCATTCTCAAAACTGGAACTGGAAGCGGAAAGAATGTATTTTGTTTTTTGGTTTTGGTTTTCATATTTCGCGAATTACTTTGTTTAGACTTTCGTAATATTTTCGAATCAATCGTTCAACGCCTTGGATATCTTGGTCGCGATATTCGAAAAGAATTCCTTTTTTATCGTTGTGCGCTTTCATTTCACGAAGTTCTTGTTCAAGGTCTTCGATACATTTTGAAATGAACATAATACTTTCAGCTACAATTTTCAAGGTCTTTAGATCCGGACTTGAATTTAACGCACGTTTTGCGCTTTCAACGACAGCATTACCGAGAACGCTTTTTGTCAGATTTTCGTTTTCTTCAGAAAGGTCAACGATAAATTGAACTACTTGGTGTTTTGTTTTCATGGTGTTTAAATTTAGTTTTTTGACGGAATGATATTTTCAACGTGTTTTTTCAAATCTTTGAGTTCATAAATTGCGAATTCAGCTTTCGATTTTACTTCTTCAGTAATGTCGTCACCTAAAATTTCAATTCCTTTTTCGAATCCGTTAATTTTAGCTTGAATCAAATCTTTTACGAAAATGATGTTGTCAAGCAATAATTGTTCGTTTGAAGTTAAATTTTTCATTTTGTTTCGTGTTTAAATTGTTGCTAAATAAAGAATGATTGCGATAACTGAAACGCCTGAAAAAAGCGCCGCTGTCATTTCGAATTTTGTGTTTTGTTTCATGTTGTCGTTGTGTTTGATTGTGCGTTGACCGAGCCGCACCCCTCGTTTGATTTAAGAAATATATTTTGAAACAAATAATTGGTATTTATTAATGAATTCAATAATTGTTTTTTCAGATTTACTTTTTTTCATTTTATCAGCTTCAGACCATCCAAAATGATTGCCAATTTCACTACAAATTGATTGTAATTTCATTGAAGCATTATTTTCAAAGATTACAAAAACGCTTGTTTCAATTTTTTGACTTGTACAATTACGCCCAATTGTGTAAGTTTTCAACTCTTTTCTGTTTTCAATTTTAATTGCTTTCATAGCCTTGTGTTTTTTGTTTTGTGCCTTATTGACCTTACAAAGATATGCAAGTTTTTTAATTCACAATACTTTTACACAATTTTTTTAAATTTATTTTTTGAGGGAAACAAAAAGCCGACTGACAAAATCAATCGGCTTCCTTGTATCTAACAATTAAACACTATTCTGAACAACTGGGTTCAGACTATGAACAAAACGTTTCAAAGGTAAATAAAAAAACCAACCCTTTGACGGATTGGTTTAAACTGAAAAATCTACTTGGTCCTTGGCAAGACTTAAACAAAGATAGTTAAACAAATGGAATGTAAACCGTCTTTCCAGCTTTTTTGATTGCTCGTAAAGCCTGACGGCGGTTTCTTCCTTTATTGTAACTCAAATGAAACCAAAGCGCTTTTGTGTCATTTCCAAATTCAAAAATTGCTTGGTCGAATTCAACGTTCGCAATTATCCATTCAAACAATTCTCTGTCGTGAAGGTCAAGGTCCATAGCCGCGCCATTAAAAGCGCAATGTTGGCTTGTCTTCGCACCCCCAGCGCGTTTGTTCACGGCTGGTGAACGATAACCGCTGTTGATTCTTATTGGACCGCCTACCTTCTTTCGAATCGGTTCAAATACATTTTCACACAAGTCAATTGCCCTTTCGATTTGAAAAGAATCCATTGTATTGTCAATGCCGTAATTTGTAGCTACATCACTTCTTTCGAATTCTTTAATCGTTACGTGTTCGGAAAGCTTCATTTGCTGTCGTCTTTAGTAAGTTGTGACAAAGCCGCTGTTAACGATCCGGCGACAATCAAATAACCGCTAACTGAAACAATGGCGGCTGGTAATGCAATCGGAGCGCTAACAAGTGCCGCGCCAACAATACCACAAGCAACACCAATTTTTTGGACCTTTTTCCAAAATGTCGGTGTCTTTGAATTCCAGCGTTCTTTCAATTCTTTCATATTTAATTGGTTTGTCTTGTGTTCATTTCAATCAATCGACGAACTTGCGTTGTCAATTCATTTACTTGTTCAGCCAAATGTTTGATTTCATTTTGCGTGACTTCTTCAATTCTTTGAAGCTTCAAACGATTTTCTTGTTCAACCAGTTCAATTCGACCTCGATTCTTTCCGTTTTCAGTCACTACTTTCTGAAGGTCTTCGCGGACCTTTTTCAAGTCGCTGTGAACTTGCTTTAAAAAATATCCAATTATCGAAAAAACAACTGAAAAAATCGGAATAATTAACTGGTCCATTCTTTTATCTGTAATACGTTCGTTGGTCTTTAAATTTGTCCCCAGCCACACATTTCAAACTCGCTTCGCGTGAACCTTCATAATACGTTATTTCAGGTGAATTTTCAACTATTGCTGGTAAATCCTGAAAACGGTACGAATGATTCGCCGCGTTGTAATCTGACAAAAATAATTCATTTTCGGATAAAAGCAAATTGTCCGTCAGCTTTCGAATAATGCCTTCACAAGTTGGATCAGTGATAATTTCGTAAGTGTTCAAATTCTCACGAATCACTTTCTTCATTTCCCTATTTTGATAAATTAGGTTATCTGTTATCATGTTCGGTTGACGGTTACCAATGAACCCATAAAAACGACAGCTATCTTCGACCATTGAATTCGTAAAATCAATTTGTTCGACTTCGTTGTAGTCATTGTAAAATGCACGAACTCGCGCTGTGAAATTTGCCGTTTCTGTCGTGAATGGCTTCAGTTCGTAAATTCCCCATGTAAACGTCAATTGAACGCCTGAAATGTCATAACTGATTTTTAAGGTGTAACACCCAGCGCCGTCAGAATTCAGTACGTCGTTCCAATTTATGGACCAATAGAAAGCAAACGGTTCGTTTACAAATGGCACGGCTGTCGTTGAATAAGCTGTTTCAATTCCGTCTTTGTAAAGTTTAGCTTCAGCGGTGTCAGTAAGTGAAGACAATTTGATCCAAGCCGAAGTTATGTCGTTTTTCCAGCTGTCAGAAGAACTTGACGCAAGAACTGGAACAACACAACAGCAACGCGCAAAACCTCGGTCTTCTTCTTCAAAAACACGCGGCAAACGGATTGAATCATATTTCTTGAAAATTCTGTCTTCAACTGGTGTACAAACTTCAACACATTTTTCAACAATAAATTCTTCAATTTTTGGCGAAATGATTGTCCAAGTTCCAATTGCGCATGGCGGTTCGTCAACGTTTTCAAAATAACCGACAACACCGCTTAAAGAACCAACTCCAGCGTTAGTCATTATCCATTGATTTGTCGGTTCGTTGTACCAAATTGTTAATAAACCGCCGCCGCCGCTAAAAAATGGAAATTCGAAATAATCAAACCCCAAATATTGACCGACTGGATTCAGTTCATAAACTTGTGTCGATTCACCTTGTTCACGAAAAGTAACTATTAAACAATCACACGCCATTTTTTAAACTCTTTATTTGTTGAATTGTGCTTTTAAAACGCCATCAACCAATGTCAAAACAGAAATTTGAGGGAAATCAGGTACAATATAAATGTTTGCAATTGCTTCAAATGTAGCTTCGTCAGCTGTCCAGTCTGACATTACAACCAAATACGAAATATCTGTATTTTCGTCACAAAAAACAACGTTTCCATGTTGTTCAAGTTCTTCAACCAAAGCTTGTCTGTCAACCATTTTATCAATATTTAAGTCTTAAATTCAATCTGTTTGAAATTCTTGTTCCGTTTCCAGTTGGGTAATTTGCGTCAAGAAAAGCAATTGCGCCTGAACTTGAAGAACTTATTGTTTCGCCCCAACCGTATCCCGAAGTCCAAGTTCCGTCACGATTTTCCCAACCGATAATTAAATTCGAAGTTCCGTTGTAACAAAAATTTGTGTCGAAATTTATGTCAATTATTCCGTTCGCTGTAATGATCCAGTTGAATTCTTTTACAATTGTCACGTCACTGACTGGCATATCCGACCAATTTATGGCTGGTGCGGTGTCGAAAATTGTTGTTGCTGGTGCTAAATGCGCGAGTTTAATTGTTTGATTGTTGAACGTGTACGGCGTTGAATAACCATTAACTTCAATTTGAATTCCAGTAATCTGACGCGCCGCACCAATTAAACCAGCCGTGTAAATAAAAGAAGACCATGAATAATTATAAAGTCCATAGGCTGGTGCTTCAAAAACGTTTGTCGTTCCACTTGCTATTAGTGAAGAACCGCCAGTTGTCGGAACACAAACTGGATTTTTATACACGTATGGGTTTATTATCATGACCTTGTTCCTAATAAAGTTACTTTCAATCCTTTTGCCGTTCCGTCACCAATTTGAGTGATATCAATACGAATTTCAGAATCGTCTGTCAAAGCGCTCGTTGAAATCACCGCTGGTGTTGCCGCTGTCGTTGAAGTTCTTTCAGTGTTGTCAATTGTTAGCAATGTACTCAAAATTGAAACGCCATTTTGTTTAACGTCAACGGTGAAAATTGTGCCGCTCGTTTGCGCTGTTGTTAAGGAAGCACGGATTCCAGTCAATGTCATTGCGTACGGCATTCTGAATGTCGTTTTTCCATTTCCAACCGTCAAAGCCGAAATTTCGTCACTTGCCGCAACTTGTACTTCAGCTGGTAATGATTGAAAGGAAACAATTCCTGAACCATTTGTTCGCATTACCTGACCATTTGATCCAGCCGCTGTCGGTAAATTGTATGCTCCATTTAAACGAAGACTTCCGTCAGTTCTGTTTAATTGAAGCGCAGTTCCTTTAAAAGTTCCAGCGTCAGAATAGTAATCAAATGCAAGAACGCTTCCGTCATCACTTCCTAATTCAGTACCTGAAACGCGTTGTTTCCAACGAAGACCTGAACCAACTTGAAAATTTAACGCTTTTGCTCTATTTGCCGCGTTTGTTTTAAAAAACAAATTTGAACCAGTTGCTGTTGTTCCGCCGTCAAGTGTTAAAGTAAAGTTGTTTTGTGTCATTACTCGGTCAGCTGTCAGCGTTCCGTCAGTATTGTAAATATTTGTATCAGTACCGCTTGAATAATTTGGAACGTTCAGCGTGTTTCCAATAAATGTCGCCGCGCCTGAAGTTCCAGTTGTCGTCAATGTAATTGCGTCTTGTTTTCCACTGAAACTTGTATAGTCGGTTGAGTTTAACAAACCAGTATTTGACGCGCTTGAAATTGGAATGTTGAAAGTATGCGTGTCACCTGACGAAGTAATGTTGAAATTAGTGCCAGTTGATCCGATTGCGAAATACTGAACTTGGTCAGTCAATCCGTTTAACGTTGCGATACCAGTTGAAAAAGTCGTAACTACTTCGGACAAGTGATTCGCTTGTGTGTGTAAAGTTATTGTTCTACCGTCGTGTGTTATATATACACGAATCGCAATTCTGTCGTCAATGTCAAGAATCGTTTCAGGAATCGCAACAGACGTGTAATAAAGGTCAATTGACGTTCCGCCAGTAATTCCTTCAGGTGAACCCGAAGAAGTACCCAAAAGAGTAAACGCAACGCCGTCGTATTTTAATACTTCAACGTAAAAAGTTGGCGTTCCACCGCCTGAAGAAGCGCTGAAATAAAATTGAGTGTTCCAATTTCCAGCTGGTATCAACGTTCTTTTCGGTTCAGCGTTATCTGTAATGAATTGAGCAATCAATCCGTCAGCTGTTAACGAAAAATCGGCATTTACCGCAAGACTTGCATTTTGTGAAAGCTGGTAATATTGACCGCCTAAAATCGTGCCTTGTGAAGTACCCCCATTCAAATAAAATGAAACTGAAGAACCCGCGCCAACTGGTGCTGGAAAGTCAGCGAGTGAACCGTCACCGCGAACGTATTGTGAAGGTAACCCAGCTGGATCGTCAAATTTTCCGTCAAGCGCTGTTTGAAGGTCAGTTTGGTCCGCAAGTGTTCCAACAATATCACCCCAAGATACGACCGTTGAAGGTGCATTTTGCCACGAAGTAACACCAGCGCCGTCGGTTGTTAAAATTTGGTTTAAAGTACCGTCTGAATTCGGTAAATAATATGCTCCATTTATTTTTAAACCGCCTGAATCAACCGTGAATGTTTTGATGTTTCCAATTCCGTCGTTATATTCAATGAATAACTGACCGCTTTCTTGTCTAATTTTAGTGAATTGAATGCCGTTTTGTTTAAGCCATTCAGTATAAAACGCTTGGTAAACCATAGACGACCAATTCGAACCGCCGTCATTCGATTCCATGTTTAAATTTACGCCTTGACAATTTAAAAAACTATTGTAACCGCCCGAAATTGCTTGTAATACAAGTGCGCTAATATCTTGAACAAGTGTTGTATAGTCACTTCCGTCGTTAACTTCATGAGTTATTATTGAATCACCAACGTTATCTGAAAAATTTAAATTTTTTCCGTCTAAATCGACGCTTCTGTTTCCGTTCAAACTTCCGTCAGCGTTGTAAAGTGTTTCAATAGCCGCCGCAATTCCAGCTTTTATTGTTGATCCTTTGATTTTTTTCGTTTGGTAACCGCTTCCAGTCCAAAAATCAATGTCATAATAGTCATTATCTTGAAACGTGAAGCTTTCCAAAGGGTATTGATTGATTTCCATTTTTATTTTAAATTAAAGTTCTTGTTTTGATTATTCCGTCAGTTGTAGTTTTGTTTTCGCCAGTTGTCGTTGTTTTGGCAAATGGGTTGACTGGTGTCGAACCGCCGCCGAAAAACTTAATTGGGTACAAAACCGAGTAAAAAAAGCCAAACATATCACAAAACGATTACGACGCTTCCCGAAGACAATTGAACCGAACTGAATTTGTTCGGAACGTCAAACGAATTCGGATTCTTTGGTCGAATGATTGCACCAAGTTTAACAGCGGTTGAAGCGTTGGCAATGTATTCAGAAGTTACGTCAACGTCGTCAATTTTAATTGACGAAATAATCGTGTCTTCAAGAACAACAATTGCGTCAAAGTTTCCAGTAAATTCAGACGTATCGTTCAAAACAAATGAACCAGCGCCGCCCGAAATTATTCTCAAATCATTTTCCATATTATTCAGCTATTGTTTTAATGTCGCCGTCTGTTGTTGTTTTCGTGTCGCCGTCTGTCGTTGTTTTTTCAATTACAACAAAAGGCGAATCATTACAGCCTTTGATTTTTGTAGTAAATTTAACACCATTTTCCAAATTTATTCGCGTCGGATCGAAAAAACATTCCATGACCGCAACGTTAGGCGTTGGGAAACTGATATTTACCAATGATCCAGATAACGGATAAAGAGGGTTATTGACGTTATTATCGTAAGGAACAACCGACGAAAGAATCCAACGTTGACCGCTTTCAAAAGGTTCGACGGTTATCATTCCCCAAATTTCCGATTGATTCCAAGCGGTTAAATTGTTAAGCGTATGCGTCGCAACAACTCGCATTAATTGACCTTCGGTAACGATTCCAACATTTTGGTTTGTTGAATCGACGTAAAGTTCAATTGTTTGGTCGATAATTGGTTCGCTGTCGTAATCTTTGATTGTGATTTCTTCAACAAAGTCATGTGTTAAATCGTCAGTCAAAGTAATGCGAAGACGCGTTGACCAGTCGCCAGTGTTGTCGTAAGGTGTCCAGTTTTTATTTTGATTTGGGTAAAAATCAGTTGAAGCGTTCAATTGTTGCAACCAATATTCCCAACGCAAAAGAAAAGGTAAATAAACCGAAACGCCGTAATCGGTCATTGTGTCAAGCGAAGGCGCAAGTTGAATCGTTGCGTTTCTTTTTACTGACGTGTTTGGAAGCGAAGAAATAACGCTTTGCGTTTCATTCAATAAATACCTTCCGTCACCTGAAATTTGTGCGGCTGAAAAATTAAAGTTCACTTGTAATAACGTGAACGCATCTTCAGTTACTGAATTGAATGCTTCAACAACAGCCTGAACGCTTTGGTAGGTGTTGCCTTTTGTCAGTAAAAAAGTACCATAAAAAGCAAGGTCGTCTTCAGTATTGAATTCAAATTGTTCCTGAACACCAGTTTGACTTGTGATATTTTCTGAATGGTCAAAATACGTTGTTTTGTCAATCATTGTCAACGGCGCTCCTACTGGCGGTTCGCACGTTAATTGGTCCGCATACGCGAGTAAATTCGAATTTCCGCATTTGATCCACAAATAAAACAATCGGTCACCAACCTCACGCGCCGACATGAATGCATCAAATTGTGTATTTGGAACGAAATCAAATTCGATTGTATGTTCAGTGCCGACGGTTGAAATTGTAATATTTTGAATTTCATATTGTGCGCCGTCAGCATTTGCAAAACTCGTTTTATCACCCGAAAGAATATCTTCAGACGGAACAAGCATTGTCAAATTGTTTTGACTTAACGATTGATTTTTGTAATAAGTTTCGTCAAGTGAAACGTAAGCTGAACCGATTGCCAAATCTGTCGAAGGTCCGTCAACAATAACTTTGTAATGTTTTGTTGTGCAATAATCCATTTCGTCAATTGCCTGAATCAACGAAGAATTTAAAATCGACGTGTTATTCGGTTCATTAAACCAGCCAGTATTTGCGTCAGGGTTAATAACCAAAGAAAAACGATTCGAAAGTTCACCAGTTGAAGCGGACCAAAGAATTTGTGTGTACGTTTTAAGACAACCTGAAGTGTCAAACCAATTTTGGTCGTAAATTCCTGAATTGACGTATTGAATTGTTATTGAATAGGCTTTTTGATACGTTGAAGGATTCGCCAACTTTTCAAGAATAACTGACGACACAAACTGACCTGACTGATTTCCAACCAAAGAACCAGTAATTGTTGCGCCGACTGGAAATAAAGCGTCAACACCAACGAAAACGGCACGAGTTGCTTCGCCGTCAATAAGTGAATATTGATTCCCAGCTGTTCCGTTTTGAACATGGTTGAATAAAACGTCAAGGTCGTCACGATTTCGATTCGTCACTTCAATAACAATGAATTCGCCAACGGTCAAATCATACCAATAAGGAACAGAATTAACATCGAGAATCGTATCATCAACATACGTGACGGCTGTGGTCCATTGTTGAATTATCGTTCCAGTTGAAGAATAAAGTGTGAATTGAACCAAGTCAGAAACCCTGAAACCCTCGGTTAACCATGAAATCGAAGAACTTTGAATCGTGTTAATTGACGGATCGAGAAATAACGGATTCGTCAACGACGAAAGTCTTATGTTGGTATGCAATGTATGGACAACCGTAAACTGGTCACCAGCATTTGAAACATACGACGCAAACGGACCATTCCCGAAATTGTCATAAAATTCAGTCGTTATTAGTTGAACTGGCATATTTGTTTGAAATTTCTTGAAGTTTATTTAAATCGCCCTCTTTTGCGGCTTTCATTATTTGATTAATGTCGTTATTTACGAACTGAAGTTTCTCGCGTTCTTCTTTCGGCAAGGAATGAAGCGTTTGACGCTGAATTTCCAGCAACTTGTCAAGGTTCTTTTTGAGTTCTTCAGCGGTTTCAAGCGCGTTTTTGGCGTAATTATTCATTGATTGTAAGCGTTGTGACCTTACCAGTTGCGTAAGTGTCAGGTTGTCGATAATTTATTTTTGCGAAACTTTTTTCGTCAATGTATTCAATTCGTAAAATTTCACATCGAACGCCGTTAATTGTCGCGTAGTTATTATTTAACAAAGCTACAAAATCACTTTCTGAAATTCGTGTTCGAACGTCACTTCGAACTTGAAATTGATACAACTGGATTTGATTAATAAAGTGAAATTTGTCCCAAAGACCAGCCGCGCTGACAAAAGAAGTGTAATTTGCTGGTTGTTTATTACCAATCAAATACAAAAATTTCGTTTGCGTAAAGAATTGCTGACTGATTTGCAACATTCCGATTCGGTTGTCAATGCTTCCAGCGAAATTCGTTCCTGAACCCAAAACTGAAGTCAATGCGTCAACCAAAATGAAGAACACCTTTGCCGCTTTTTCAACGAAATTCAGGTTGTTTTTACGAACACCCAAAGCGAAAGGAATATTCACATCGTGCAAACCTTTAATCGAAACAAGGTCGGCATTTACAACGTTCGCTGGTTCGGTGCTATATTCAGCGTCGGTCGGATCAAAGAAATCCATTGTGTGAATATCCGACAAGTCGTATTGATAATGAATGTAGTATCGTTTCCAAATGTCGGAAGTGTTCAACGTATATTCGTCTTGACGTTCAGCCTGAAGCGCCAAAGCTGGAATGATTGCGTTCGGTGTTAAATTTTGCCAGTAATCGCGTCTTTCAAGCTGAACAATTCCGTTAACGACTTTTGTTTCGGCGTTACATTGCGTTTCAATTGCTGAAATCAATGAACCGAGTGTCGGCGTTGAATCTTGCGCTGTTGGATATCCTTTCGTGAAAGCCGTGCCACTTAATGAATTTGAAAGATTGTCGAAGATTGAAACTTTTTCTTTGACAAGCGGAACTGGTAAAATCGTTGCTCCCGAATAATTGTCAAGAAGATTCGATTGAAATTGATATCCGAGAAATTGACAGCCTTTCGAAATCAATTCCTTCACTTTACACGCTTTCAAATATCGAACGTTTGGAAAATAGACCTGAATCAATTGTGAAGCGAGTTCACCGACAGCAATGAAAACAGCGGCTGTGTAAGCGGCTTGAATAATTACTTTAATACCGAGTGAAATCACAGCGCCCAACGGCGGAACTGGTGAGCCAACCGTCGCTTGAATAAAGTCAGTTATTGCCGTACCCAAATCTTTTGCCGCCTGAATCAACTCTTTGGTCATTACGTACGTTGAAATTGCCAACTGAACAAATGATTCTTCAAGATTGTCGCGAACAATTAAGAACGGAACATCGATAAATTGGAATTGTGTCCCCTTTGCCGCCATTAATTCAAAAGAAGTTCCGTCGGCTCGGTCAAAGAATGAATCCTTTGCAATACGTCTTTTAATTGTCACTTCAATTTCAAAGTCGCGAAAGATTGCGTTTTCAGTTAAATCAACGTAATACTGAAGAACAACGCCTTGCGCCATTTCAACGCGGTAAGGAATACCTTCAAAGACACCTTGCGTTTGCAAATGGTTTTGAATTATTCCAAGCGCTTCACGCGGCAAAACTAACTTGTCAACATTCAGCGAAAGTTCGTCAGGTCGATTTGTAAAGTCAGAAACAACACCAATGTCAAGCAAATTGCGCGGCGCTATTTCAATATCGTTCAAAAAATGTCGCATTATTTTACTTTGTATTTGTTGTAAGTTACCGAATTACCCTTCTTAATTGACTTCACAATTGACATCGTTGCACCAACTATTTCACCAAGTTCAATATTCGTTTCAGGTTTGTTAACAATTGCCTTTTTAATGTCTTGAAGTTCTTCTTTCAAACCGTTTAATTCGGAAAGAACACCCAAATTTTCCCAACCTTTTGGTTCAACTTGGTTGATTTTAGCGTTTTGAACAATCTTCACAACTTCGTCGTTTGTCATTCCCATTAACGCCGCGTTTTGTTCTTTGGTCATTACGCGTTCATTCGGGTGTAATACGGAAAGAAAACCGCCGTCAGCGTCTAAATTTCCACCTCGACCAGTGTCTTCTGTTCCTTCCAAGAATGTCGGAAGCGTTTCAATGATTGCGTCAAGTACGGCTTTGTCACCGAGCGCAATTGTAAGTGATTCACCGAGCGTTTTACCTTCGGCTCTGGCATTTGTGTAAGCATTTAAAAAAGCCGTTATTGATTGTAATTGCGCTTTCTTGCGTTCAAGTTTTTCTTTACGACGCAATGCTTCAACTTCAATTTTTTCTTGTTCAGCTAACGATTGCGAAGCTTGAATGTTTCCATTCGCGGCGAGTTCCTGAAGAATTTGTTGTTGTTTCTGACTGGCTTCGATTTCCTTTTCAAGTAACGCAATACGTTTATCAATGTTTTTTTCAAGATATTTCGTTGTAAAATCAATATATTTTTGTTGATTTTCAGCGCGTTTTTTTAGCTGTTCTTTTTGTGCTTCAGTTTCTTGTTGATCCAGTTGATACATCTTGTCGGCGTGTTCTTCTTGCGCCGTTTCAAGTTGTTTATTCACGTCTTTTTTCAGGTCAACACGTTCCTTTTCAAGTTTACCGAGTTCAAAATCGCGTTTCATTTGCGCGTTAATGACTTCTTGTTCGTTCGTTGCCGCGTCAACTTGTTCAAGGTAATTCCTTTCGATAATTGCCTTTTTCAACTCATATTCAGCGTCAATTCTTTGGTAAATTAAATCAATTGAATATTGACCGCTTTCGTTTATCGAATCCAGTTGTGATTGAATCGCGCTTTGAACGTCAGCTTCGGCTTCATAAAGAGCAATTTCGTCTGTCAAATCTTGCGTTTCCTTCATAAGATTGACCATTCTTTCGATTTCGTCGTTCGCGTCTTTGAGCGTCTTTGTTTTTTCTTTGGTTTCTTTGTTGTTCTTTTTTGTTTTTTCGGTGTTTTTTTCCGTTTGTGAAGTGTTGTCTTCAAGATTAATTGAATAAGCTTTTACTTCCGAAGCCGCGTCTTTTCCAGCTTCAGTTGTTGCTTCAAGTTCTTTTCGATATTCAGCAATTTTAACATTACCACCAGCAACGTTTGCTTTTAATTGTGCAATTGCGTCAGTAAGTGTTTCAATTCGTTTGCCGTAATCACCTGACAATTGTGGTGTCAATCTAATTTGTTCTTGCAAGTCACGAATTTGTTGTTCGTAATCTTTGATTGTTGCCAAACTCGTTTTTTGACGACTTGCAACGGCTTTAATATCTTCTTGAATCTGTTTTTGTGTCAGATTAATTGCATATTGTTTACGCTTCAAAAATTGTTCTTCAGTAATCTTGTTTTCGTTGCGTAATCTTTGAAGCGCGGAAATGTCTTTTTCAAGTTCCTTTTGACGTTTTTGACTTCTTTCAGTTGCAAATTTTTGTGATTCTTGCGAAGTCTTTTCAAGTCGTGCTTGTTCTTCACGCGCCGCCGCCGCTCCCGAAGCAATATCATAAAATGCCATAGCTAACTCAATAGCCAAATCAATCGCAATTGCAAAACCGATTGACTTCAAAGCTGAACCAAATGCGGAAGCTTTTCCAGCGCCGTCTTCTAAAGCGTCACCAGTTTCTTCAATTGCTTTCTTTTGACTTCGCCAGTCGTCAAAACTTTGCTTCAGTTCAAGCGCCTTGACAACAGCTTTATATTCAACCCACAATCGGATCAAACGACCAACGACTGAAAGAATTGTTTCCAAATTTCGTGAAAGAAAATCGAGCGAAGAAGTTAAACCTTGCGTTACATCTTTACCTTCAGCAACACCCAAAACGAACGAATTCCAAGTTTCTTTTAAACGATTGAACGCTTCAGAAAGGGTTTTCGAACGAACGTCAGCTTGTTCAAAAGCTGTATTTGTGTCAGTAACTTGTGAATTCAATTCACGAATTCGCGCCGTTGAATCAATTAAATTTCTTGCGGCGACCGCGTTTTCCATTCCAAAAACTTTGACAAGCGCGGCGCTGTCATTTAACAACGGCTTTAATTTGTCAAGACGTTCAGAAAACGGTTTGCTTTTATCCTGAAGGTCAGCGAAAGAAATACCAAGTTCTTCAAGTCTTTCTTTGGCTTCCTTCGGCAACGCGTCAGGCGCTGAAAGTTTCAACATGACATTACGTAAAGCCGTACCAGCTTCAGCGCCCTTCAATCCGCGTTCGGCAAGTGCTTCAATTAATGCTGTTGATTCTTCAATACTTACATTCGCCGCTTTCGAAACCGCTCCAAATTTCAACAACGCTTCGGTCACTTGTGGAATTTCAGCCGCACCGAATTTTGAACCAGCGGCAAGAACGTTGATAAATTTAGCCGCTTCGTCAGACGACGCTCCAAACTGATTCATTGCGTCAGTCAAAGCTGTTGCCGCGTCAGGTAATTCCATGCCTGAAGCCTTTGACAATGTTCGTGCGGCTTTGGTTACTTCAATCAATGCGTCAGCGTTTTCAAGAAGGTCAGGTTTTGCCGAACCAATCAATTTGAAAGCTTCAACAACGGCTTTCGCACCGCCTTGTGTTTCCTTTCCGAGTTCAATGGCGGCTTTCTTATATTTTTCAAGGTCAGGACCTGAAGCGCCAGTAATTGCGGAAAGGTCAGCAATAGATTGACCGAATTCCTTTATCGTTGTTATTGAACTTCCTAAAATTTGAGCGCCACCAACAGCAAGACCAAGTTGACCAGCGACACCAAGTAAACTTTTCCATTTGCTTTTTAAGTTGTCCCACGCTGAACCATAGTTTCCAACATTTCGTTGATATTGTCCAACTGAAGCGTCAACGTTTTTTAATTTAGCGTCAAGCTTTGTAATTTGTGCGAGTAAATCCTTTGCCTCTTTTGTGTTCGTTTTTTCTTGAACAGCAAGGTCTTTATAATCGTTGCGAAGTTTATTTAAAAGTTTTGATTGTTCTTTGTAAGCTGACGTTGTTCTTTGCGTTTCATTGTTCAACAACTTTTCAGTTCGAATTTGCGCTTGTTTATTGCGTTCAATCTGTAATTCTGTTTTCAATTGCGCCTGACGAATCTTTTCTTGTTCCAGCAACAATTTATTAGCTTCGCGTTGCTTATTGTTTAGGTCATTCAGTTGTTTCGTGTCAGACGGATCAACTTTTTGAATGTCTACTTTCAAGCTTTTTGCGTCAGCTTTGAGTTTCTTCATTGCTTCGTCAATGGCAATCAAAGAAGCTTTTAAAAGGTCACCTTGCGCCTTTGTTTTTTCCAGTGACGAACGCAAGTCAGCTAAAACGTCGCCCTGAACAATATCTATTTTTGAAATTTTCTTCGCCATTTCTTAATTATTTTTTCCGTATTCTTCAACCATTGTAAAAAATTCAAGAACCGAAATCGTTTCAGCCGTTATTCTATACCCCATAAATTTGGATAAATGAATAAAAGTTGTTGTGATATTTGCGTTTGGTTGGTCCGATACAAATACGGTTGACATTTCGCGTTCAATGTCGTCAATTCTATTTAATAAAAACTTGTCTTCGGAAATCAAATATTCCATTCGAACAAGCAAAAGTTCTTTTTGAAGTTGCAAATATCGAACGTGTTTTCGGCTTACGCCAAACGTTTCAACATAGTTTTGATTAACCATTTCCCACGCAACGAAATCTTGTTCTTCAGTTCCGATTGCTGGATCAACTCGCAAAGCTGTTAAATCACCTTCCTGACATTTCAGCCAACGGTCCATAGTTAATTTATCAATTGTCAGAAAGTAATTCATTCAATACGAAATTAATGTAATTTTCAAGAATCATTTGTTTAATATAGTTCATATTGTCGTCAGTCAATCCAAGAACGTCAACACCCCAAACTTCGAAAAGCGGTTTGTTGTACTTGCTGGAATCGTCAGCGTCAATGATTATTTCGTTCACGTTAACTTTGACGTTGAATGAATTGTAAAAATCACCTTCGTCTTTCAAAGTTACATGGTCATAACGTTGACCTTTTCGCCTTTTGTATGCAATTGTTGAAGGCGCGTAATCACCTAATTTGCGACCAAGCGAATCAATTCCTTCTTCTTCAAGCTGTTCTTCAGTATTGATCCGGATAATTTCATCCTGAACGTCTTTGTCGACCGCAAAAATCCAAATTTTATCTTCAGTTAGGTTATCCAACGCTGAAAATAATCTGTCCAATCTTGTAAAGTCAACAACCATTCAATTTTTACTTACAAAAAAAGGGTGCTTTTACACACCCTTTTTGCCATTAAACACGTATTGTTCTATTTTTTTCCGTTTGCTCGTTTCCAAGCGTTTCGGATTTGTCCCTCATGAACACCAAGTCGTTCAAAATGTTCGATAGCTTCCTTCAAAGTTACGCTTTTCAAGAATTCGACACTATATTCGGAGCGACCGAGTTTGATTGTTAGAACCGTTTTATTCATTGTTATGCTGGATCAACGTAACTAATTACGGGAATCGCGTAACCATTCGCCGAAATTGTAAGTTCAAAATCATTTTGACCAGCAACAGCTGAATAAACAAGCGTGTAAGTTCCGTCAGGACCTTCAGTAACGCCAGTAATTGCAACTGGAGCGCCACCAGTAACGTCGTAAAGTGCGAAGTTAGCCAAAACTAAACCAGTCAACGGCGTCGCGTTAGCGAAGATTGCTGAATAAGCTGGTTTTGACAATGCAACTTCAACGCCAGTTGTTGTAATATTCGAAACAACGCTATTGATTGGAACAAGACCTTTCAATTCTGTCGCTGAATAACCCAAATCTGAAGGTGTCAGATAATAGATTTTTCCGTCGTTGAAATATTGTGTTTGGTCAAAAGACAACATGATTTTTTGAACCGCTGAATCCGTTGCATACATCAAAATTGCGTTGTATGTTGACGTTTCCATTGGGTAAGGATAAAAATCTGTTGAATCAACGCTGTCTTTGTACCCTTCAAGTTTTCCTTCGATATCAACAATAAAGTACGCAAGTTGTGAGCAACCGAATTTTTTCAATTCAGCCAACATTCGAACTGAAGAAGCTTTGTCCCAAAGTTCAAACGCAATTGTACGAATTCCTTCTTTGATTTTGTATTTGTTCCCTGAAGGTCCAGTTTCGTAAATTGTGTCACTTTTTGTGATTACGAAGTTTTCACCAAACGGCAAAGGATAAATTCTTTCTTGCGCTGGTGTTGTGAATTGCGCCAAAGCTTGAATATCCGCACCGATTGTTGGTGAGTTCAAGTTAATCTTGTTAAGACTTCCGTCTTCAGCGTAACGCGGCATGATAATAACGTTGTGCGGGGTTCTTCCTATTACTGGACAGCCGTCAAGACCAGTTTCACCATAAGAAACGCCGCAAGTGCAAAATTCTGACATTTTATTTGTTTTTTGAGTTGTTTAAAATTAACAATTACATTCACTTTTTTTGTAAATCGGTAGTGATAACCGCAATTCGACACCAGTTAAGTCAGCGTCAATAATATTCGCTGTGAAGCCGTTCGTTGATTCAGTTCCAAATCGTGTGAAGTTTTTCACGTCGTATTCAGGTAAGTTTCCGAAAATCGGATTGTCCTGAATCGTTCGAATAAATTGTTCAACACAATTGTAAACTGATTGAAGTCGGTTTTCATGAACTTCAGTTGTCAACCATTTCCGAGCAAAGTTGTCGTCAAGAAAAATGATTCTCAAATCACTCGTTCTTTCAAGGGAATTTTCTAAAGTAGCGAATCGTTCCGAAGTCGGTTCAACCAGCCAAATGAAAGGAACTTTCTTTCTTTCGTCGCTATTGAACGCCTTCCATTCTTCGTTAGTTGAAATAGGTGTTCCGACAAAAAATTTGTAAGCTTGAAGAATTCCGTTTCCTGACCAAGCAAATGAACCAACAACGACAAGCGTATTCGTTTCCGGATCAACCGAACTAATAACAAAAGAATGACCATTTTCGTCAGTAATTGTCAGACCTTTACGCGCCCATTTCACCGAACAAACAACCAAAGCGTAAGTGTCAGGTGACACCAAAGAAACGCTTTCAACGTTGATTGTCAAATTCATTTTTGCGTGAATTTCGTCTTTTACTATTTGATAAATGTCTTTCACTCTTTACAATGCTAAAGCTGGGTATTCTCTTTGTCCTTTGAAAGTTGGATAATCAACTGTTTTGTTCAGTTCAATGTATCGTTGAATTGCGCGATACGATTCAACCGCTTCATTCCAACGTGCATTTAAACCGCTCATCACGTACGTTGTGCTTTCTGAATTCTCACCTTTATTTTTAACCGCTCCCAACGTACTCATTTGGGTATACTGGTCACGAACGTAATAAAAGTATATCATTCCAGTCAGCAAGTCTTTCATTCCTTTTGATTCCAAAATTTCACCGCATTCCGTTTGCTCAATAAACGGCAAGAAAATCTTGTCGTAAATTGGTTGTGGCGTTGGTAAAACTATGTCGGCAATGAATAAAGTGTAAAGATCCACACCAAGCAATTTATTCAAAATGCTTGTTTCATATCGGTCAATATATTCCTGAAGCTTGTCAGCTGTGAATTGACTAATATGAACTTCATATTTGCCAGTAAAATCGTCAGCAATGATTAAACTCATTTTCCGTAACCTTTTTTAACGAATAATTGATAAAGTTCAGCTGTCAGAATGTATCGTTTACCTTTTTTAAGGTATTTCGATTTTCCGCTCGATTCGAACTTGTACAATTTGCCTTTTTCAACTTTTACTTCTTGAACCGCTTCAGCTGTTGCAACTAAATCTGTTGCGATTGCTTCGGTTGTTTTTGCTGTTGCCATTTTGAAAATTTTTAAAAGAGGGGGAATTTCACCCCCTCGTTTTTATTCAATGATTAAACAGCAAGTGCCGCTTTTGCAACGTCGAATTGACCTTTGATTAAACAACCAGTGTCGTTCGCTGAAGCAAACTGAACAACGCGTTTTTCAAGAAGCATTGTTTTCTTGTTGTTAATAAAGTCATTTCCGTCAAGACCGATTTGAATACCTAATTCTTCGCGAATAAGTACGTTCAAAACTGAAAGGTCACCACCAATAAAGTCTTCACCAGTAACGGCTGTCGTTGGAATTACTCGCATTCCTGAAACTTCCAAACCGTTTGCTGTTGCGAAAACTGGCAAAACGTACTGACCAACTGAATCTTTTGTCAATCTCATTCGTGCAACCACAGCTGGATTCACGAAGATAGCTGTCGGCATTCCGAAAGCAAGTTCACACTGAAGCGCAACTGATTCAACAACGTCATAATCTGAAGGTGAAACGATTGTTCCAGCCAAAGCACCAGCCGCCCAAGGTGTTGCAAGATTGAACGCTCCGTTCAAGTTGTCACCAAGGTTGTCACCGTTGAAGAAATTATCTTCAAGAACGATATCCAAACGCTTCATTAAGTTGTTTTGAATGTACGAAATCAACTGCGGCAAGTCAGACATCATTTCAGTCGTAACTTTTCCGTAAACAGCGATTTTTTTAACGTTTGCCGTTCTTTCTTCGTAACGAACTGAAGCTTCAGGTTTTGTTGCACCTTCAGCCAACATGATTGGATTCCCTTCTTCGTCAAGTTCTTCGATCCAAAGAGCGCGGTTTCCTGAAGTTGATCCGACAGAAACATTTGCCAAATAACGCAATTCGCGTTTTCTTATTGGTGAAATGATTCCAGTGTTGTCAGTAATGGTCACTTGTGTTGGACCAGCGCCGATTGTATCGTCAACTGACATTGTGATTACAGCTTTAATTGCCGCGTCTTGTTTTCCGTCGATTGCTTTCTTAATGTCAGCTTCAGCCGCTTTCAAAGCGTTTGTCAAAGCCTGACCGATTGTTTTCGCGCCTTCAACTTTTGCTGGTGCTTCTTTCAATCCTTTCAATTCAACCGCTACGTTATTCAATTCAGCTTTCAAAGCTTCAAGTTCACCTGAAGTTTCTTTTTTAGCGTCAGCAATAGCCGCTTCGATTTCAGCCTTACGAACATTCAGTTCGTGTGCCTTTTTTTCCGTAAGGTAAGCCGCTTGTTCAGTCATTGACATCGCGCTTACTTCTTCAATTGTTTTTTCTACAAACATTTGATTTGTGTTTTTAGAGTAAATTAATAAATAAACTATTTGATTTGATTTGAGTGTCAATGATTGACGGCTCGGTTTTTTCAGTGTCATTGTCTGACGGCTGAATATTTTTTTCTTCAATAGAAAGAACTGGTGTCGCGTAATTTGAACCCATTGGAACGGCTGAACCTTCAATCAATTTCGCTTCAAGAACTGGATAAAAATATCCAACGGCTTCAGCGTCTTTTCGATTGACAACTTGGTCAATGTACTTATTCCAAATTTTGAATTCTTCAGGATAACGTTCGTCGTTTACGGCAAGTTCGACTTTCACGTAACGCATTCCAACAGAATGATTTTTCACGTACCCATTTTTATATTGTTCGAACATGAATTCATTACGTTCTTCAGGGATCTCAACGTCAAAAATCAACGCTTGTGTTTGTCCAGCGGCTTTGATTCCAACGCTTGACCAATCCAACAATTCAACCGAAGTTTTGATATTGTCTGAAATGATTCCTTCGAAACTCATGTCGTGTTCTTGGAGCAAATAAAGAAGTCGTTGTTCCTTCAGCGTTTTATTCCAAAGACCGTCAATGTGAACGTCAAAGTGTGAATCCATTATTCGCGTCGTGTTTAAAACAAGTCGCGCTTTCAATCGATTTGGTTCTTCAATTGGTTCTTCATTGTTCTTAAAAAATGGATCATCTGAACTTGAAAGAACAGCTTTTGAAGTTTCTGTTTTATCGATTGTCGGAATGAAATGAATCGCGTCTGTGTGCTTATTTGACATCTTTTTTGTTGCAATCAACATTTCTTTGTTGGCAACAATGTACTCGATTTCTTCAGCTTTATTTTTGAATTGTGGCAATTTCATTTCTTTACTATTTCGTTATCGGTAACCTTTTTTTTCTTTACAGCTTTAATAGTTTCAAGCTGTTCAGGTGTCAATTTGGTCTTTGTCATAATCAAATTATTCTGACAAATGTAAGAATTTTCAAATTTATTGCTTAAAAAACTTAATTTTG